GCCGGTTTCACTTGGTCTCAGACCATAGGAAATTCCGGCAAACGAAAGACGTGAGTCTTCCGATCCACACTCGCAGTTCTGGGGAACCAAGACAATGCCTTGGATAGAAGGGAAGTCTCACCTAACCAAAAGGTGTTGTGGTCGGAAAGACTCCGACTCCCCCGTACAGACCTGCGGCTACCGCTCTTAGAATCAGAACGGTTGCATCCACCTTAGCTTGATGTCGACGGCTAAGGGACGTCCAGAGCGATCCAAATGCTCCGCGTCCTCGAACGGTAAAGTTCGATTCGGCAGCAAGCACTTGAGAAGGGAAGCTTCGCCACTCGCTGTGGAAGCGGGTATGCGATACTTTGGCACATAAGCGCGCACCCTTGGCGCTTGCGTGTCAGCGTCGTACTTTTCTGCCTGCCAAGGCAGGAAAGAACGACGGCCCAACCCAGGTGATGTCGGCTCAACAATTGGGAAGTGAGGCAAGATCTGCCTCAAGAAATTCTCATCGAGCCAACGAGTTGTATTCCAGAGTCCTCTCTCGTAGAGGAAGTTCCGAAATACAACAAGGGATATCACTTCGGAAACATCTCTCCTGTTCTGGGGGAAACGTCTACGAAAACGGACTGGTGTTACATCCGCTCCATCGTAGTAATCTCCTCCACAAGACTCCCGGAATTTGCCATTCCAGTAGCTCTTGCTGACATTCACCTTAAACCCGAGATGGGTCAGGCGATCAGCAACAGGTTGAACACAGTCTACAGGGACAATGATGTCGTCCCCATAGACACGCACTTTACCCGAGAAAGATTTCACAATCCTTCTCGTCAGTCTTGTGCCCAGCTGCTCTTCGATGCCGAGAAATATGGTCGTTAGAAAGACCATCGCCTCGACAGGGAAGCACAGCGCGGAGCCCATAGACGCGAACTTGCGAAGGGAGTCAAAATCAACCCCGATTGCAGGTACTCTTGCCCTTCGGGACCTTGTTGCGAAGAAAGCCTGCCTCACGGCAGGAAAACGTCGCAGCATGGCCTCTACATGCAAGATGTGCACGCGATCAGAAGCTTCGCTCAGATCGAGCGTCGCCAGATCCTTCTCACGACTGCCTTGGCAGGCCAAAACCCGATTTGGGTATTGGTCTGTAAAACCAAGGAAGTTAAAAGCAAGATTGTCTCGGGTGTTACCCGGAACACGCTTACTTTCGAGAAGCTCGACTATTGGACCGAGCAGGGCCTGCTGCATATACTGCATACAGGTTGGCTCGATTGCAATAATTCGAGGAGTGCGCAGCGTTTTAGGTACCGAGATAACCCTCACGGGTATCTCGTCACCAGGCTCAAGGATCTCAACTTGGTCGTAGCGATAGTAATATCGCCAGTTAGGAATGGCATATTCCCCGTAGGGGAATAGCATTTCTAACCTGGAGTGCCAGAACTTCAGATCATACTTTTGATTTCCAAAGGTACGGTCTGCTGTCGCTCCAGGACCATGTCTCGGAATGATCTCACCAGTGGTGACAAGATCATTCATTCGGGATAGAACATCCCCGAAGAGTAGAGTGGAAACTCTTTCGAAGCTTTCAGCATCGAAAGAATTACGAGATTCCCACTCCATGAGATCCTCCTCGCATCTTACATAACCCAGGAAGGCGTCTCTCTCCCTATCAACACTACAGGGAAGGAGAATCTTGCCGAAAAGCAGCGTAAGCTGCCTAACGGCGAAGATGCAATCCAGACTGGGTTGTGCAAGCAGAACACCATCTGAAGGATCGAAGATCTGACAGAGGAAACCCCCTAGGAATAGAGGGAGACCCGACTTTTTCTGGAAACCAGGAAAAGCTGAGCTGTCAAGAAAGCCTTGCTCAAGACAACGCTCTAATTCCTTCCCGAAGGAAGGAAGCGTTATCGTGAGAAAAGAAAGGCCTTCAGCTTCGACCCGACTCTCGAGTTTGTTGAAATCGAGAGCAGTGCTAGTGTGACACCAACTCGCAAGTTCGTTAGCGAGTTCACGCCAGAGATCCGTCATGCTTTTCATTCGCTCCCCTAAGGGTAGTGAATCATGAGCACCAATAACGGATCCAACCATCGCCCAGGGATTAAATCTGGGTTGGCGTCACCTTATACCCTGAATGAAAACAGGAAGGTGATGTCCCATCAGGAGTCCAAAGTAAAGAAACTTTACTTTGGATCTGCGGAGAGCATTGAAACTAGTTCTCTCCACCGACAAGCTTAATCAGGTTGGCGTTTGTGCCAGCCGTGAGCCAGCTCATGAGAGCGGCTCCCTCAGCGACCTGCTCCGTGGTACTGAAACCAGTAGCCGGAGCGTCGATCACGAGGTAAGCGGACATTGAAGCCTGCACGTTCACCCCTGCAAGCAGGGGGTCAGCGGCAATCTTCGTCACGTCCAGACGAGCCACGGTACGATTCCTCTTCCCGTAGGAGTGAGAAATCGTAACGTTGAACAGCCCGTCTGCACTCCGAAAGGAGCCCCCGCTCGCAGTAAAACCTGTGCGAGCGAGAGTGTGAGCAGTCCCGTCGTTGATGGAAATTGGATCGGCAAAAGCCATGGTGCGTGTCTCCTTTGTGGGATGCGCAGGAATCACCCTGCCACATCATGTGAACGGTGAAGGGGTTCTGATAGCCCCAACTACCGACCGTGGTGCTTTCCTCGGGATAAACCGAGGGCCACCACGATGGCCTTCTGAGCAGCCGAAAGGCTGGCATCAGTAACGCCGAAACCATATGGATTGGCAGCCAACCGCTTCTTCCACTCTTGAATATGAGTGACAGAACCGGAGGTAAAACCTCCGAATGCAGTTGGATGCGCTGCTGTAGTGAGTACAGACTTCGTTGTACACGAAGACATAATGTACCCGTACTTCAGCACCAAGCCGTTCTGGCCGAGCTGGGACATGTTAGTGATAACATCCCCAGCGTTAACGAACCAGTCAAGCCCCCAAGTCCATGGACTCGAATTCCAGATTGCGTCAGGTGTAGGTTTTACACCTAACAATTTCTGGGCATACTCAGCGTATAGCTGAGCTTTCGAGACCATCGAGTCAGACACTGGTAAGTAGTACTCAAAAGCACCACTAAACCAGGTTTCAATCGTCTGACTCGCCACTAGCGTGGCACTTACGTTCGTCGAGAAACCACTGTTCCCCGGGAAATAGCAAAAAGCTGTCCCGGTTGCAGAGTTGAACGACGACGAGGATGGAAAATGATAGCCGACTCTGGATAGCTTACCAGAGCCTGCTCGCAGATCACTGAGAATCTTGTGGTGATCGTTGACCGACTTGGCGAACGTCCTCATGTCAGAGACAAGAGGAAGCCAACCAAATTCAACATTCAGGTATTCACCCCCGGCGTTCTTCGCACGCAATGTGCGATCACGCCAGGATTGGAATCCTGGTGCTGATGGAAACCCGTCTGCCATCAATTCCCGCATAGCGGTCATTGATGAAAAGACAGGTTTTGTCGGTATCGTCCGAGAGATTGCTGTTGCACCTTGGGTGTTTAAAGACCCATCAGTAGCAACGCCCGGGTGTGAGAATGCGCCAGAAGGACCTCCAGATATTACTAACTGGGTGCCCTGCCGGCCTTGACTCGTCCCGGTAACGGTGTTAGGTGAATAACTCCACCTATTCCGTTGCAACAACATTGGTCCTCCGCAATCGACCTTCCCAAGTAGGGAAAGATCGTGGTTGAAGGATTCAATGCTCTCTGATGAAGGTGTCATTGCCTGCGTGGCCGTGGTGTTCCCGTTGAACTTTCCAACGAAAACGGGACCAGCAGTCGATCGGCTCTTAAGAACCATGACATCTTCCTCAATCCTAGGGAATGGTTTGACAATGTGACTGAAAGTCACACTAGCGTGGCAGGCGCTTTCGGGCG